GATTTTCCGACTTCCTTTTTAGGCAGAAACAGCTAGGTAGCAGTAATAGCCAATATAAGCTAGATAGTAAAACATACTCTGACGAGAGTTATCAAAGTGTGTTTGTAAACGTGGAAGCGAAGGGTGAAGATATGCCGTACGAGTTCTTTGAGTCGTCTGTTACAGATGACCACTTACAAGAACGAGCCGAGGACTTGAAGAAGTCCAGGGAGCGTTATCAGGAGAAGCAAAAGGAAAAGCGCGAGCGCAAGATTATTCTCCGTCAAGATGTGCCCAAAGCCATGTGGACGTGTAGCGATGTTGCGTACGAGTTTGCTTACCGATTAGAGTTTCACTGGCACATCCCACCTTGGTCAGTAAGGTCTACCGACTTTGTCAAGGCACTCGGCGGTATGCGGAATAGACTTAGCACTAACGGCGAGATTGAATTTGAAATGATTAATCTTTTCTGCGAGGCAATTAACTTTCAGGATTACAAGAACGCTGAGCATTTGTGGCGTTTGTTCGTTAAACGCGCTGATGAATTTGCATCAAAGGCAAGGGGTATGGTTGTATCAGAAGAGGAACTTGAGGAAGCAACGTCTCAAGCAAAGAAATCACAGGAGTGGTTGTATGAGTAACATGAAGCGTGAGTGGGAAGATGAGCAGGAGCGTAACTATCGCGAGGCTGGTCTTACCAAAGAGACCATAGAAAAAATAAGCAAGTGGATTGATAACGCGGCTAAGGAGGAGACAGATGATAAGCCTGAATGAGTTACCTTTACGCCGTAGTTCATGGGTTCGTATTGCTAACGTACCTAAGGCTCGCATTGGTTGGGAGTTTAGCGATTGCATTGACGTATCAATTGATTCGTTAAATTTAGTCAAGAGTTGGGTAAAGTTAGTAGCGGACAAGAAAGTAATTCGTGCAGAGGGCAGTGCTCTTTGTGGCAAGGGATTACTTTTAGTAGGCAAACCAGGTCAAGGTAAGTCTGCGTTAGCCCTAACAGTTATTCAAGAGATTATTCGCACACTACCGCTAGATGCTTTTGATGTTTCTGAGGGTAAGTCTTTAGTTAAACCGTGTTACTTTACTACGTTCAGCGATGTAATTGCGCTTAAGGGTTCTTTGATTAATGAGTCCAATGACGAAGCCCAAAGGTTGTTCTTGGGTTTACACGGTAACTGTGATGATGACGCTTACAATATTCGCGTACTAGTCATTGACGATGTAGGTAAAGAGCACACGTCAGCCAGTGGTTGGCAGAGCACTTTGCTCCACGATATTTTACGCGCAAGATTTAATAATGGTTTACCCACTATTGTTACCACTAATCTTCCTGTAAAAGCATGGGAAGCAGAGTATGGAGAAGCAACTGGTTCGTTTATACACGAAGCTTTTGCCACAATTGAACTACAATCTAGTAAAGGAGACCTACGAAAATGATGGAGGGTACTGTGGAAGACACTAAGTTAGTTCAAATATTTTTAAGTCATGGTTCTGCATTAGGTATCTATGAGGTAAGCATTACAAAAGATAAATCTTTTGTTTGCACTTGCCCTGGATATACTGCTAAGCACTCATGCAAGCACATTAATTTTGTAAAGTCTCGTGTAAAAAATAACGATGGGGTTTATCCATTAGAGATATCTACTCGTTGCAAAGATTCCGATGCCGATAGGGCTATGGAATCTTCTGAATCATTTCGTGAGTTTATAATTAAATTTGGAAAAATAGAGGTCTGTTAAAATGTACAAAGGGGACATAAGCAATGACATGCCAAAGCGTGTGTTGATTGCGGAAGACTTAGTGATTATTAAACAACCTCGTATTGAGAAAATTTTTGGGTTAATACCCAGAGTTAGGTACGACATTGTGTACGACAGAATATTCCTAAACAAGTTGTATCAGTACACTGTAAACCAGGGTATATCGCTTGAGTTGGTTTCATTTGAAAACGACTATGATGAACTACAAGAGATATACAACGAGTTAGATAGGAACGGAGTTAACCCTTTTCGCGGGTTCTCTTACTACAAATCACCCAAGACATTAGTGTCCGACTTACCTCACCGACCAGAAGTGCTTGGTGTAATTGACCCAGTCCATCAGTTAATGTATGGTCGTTGGGGCATGGACCTTTAGGAGAACAATATGAACTACGAAAACCGATTACTAAGCAAGGCTCTACACGAGCGCGACCTGTCTCCTTTGTTTAACCGTGGTGTTACTGAGAAGTGGTTTGGCAACGAAGATGACAAGCGCGTCTTCGTATTTGTTAGAGAGCACTTTAAGAAGTACAGCGAGTGCCCTAGTGAAGTTGTAGTATTAGAGAACTACCCAACTTACAAGTTTGAATCAATTCCAGATTCATTTGAGTTTCTTATTGACAAGGTAGTTGAGGCTAAGCGCTCATCTATTATTAACAACTCAATGCGTGGAGCAATTGAAGAGATTGAACTACGTCAAAATCCTGAGAGTGCCGTTAATGTATTCCAGCGAGGCATTGCCCGTTTGGCTGAAGATGGATTGTCTGATGCTACTGACGTAGACCTGACTGCAGACACTATGGCTCGTTGGGAAGAATACTTACAACGTAAGAATTTGCCTGACGGTTTACTTGGTTTGCCTACTGGGTTCCCGTCTATTGACAAGGTAACTAGTGGTATGCAAAAGGGTCAGTTGATTACTATTGTTGCACCGCCTAAGACAGGTAAGTCAACCCTTGCATTGCAGTGGGCGCATAACGTTCACAAGTTTGGCGCTGTGCCAATGTTCCAGTCTTTTGAGATGAGCAACCAAGAGCAGTTGAGCCGTTACGACGCCATGCGTTCTCGCTTGTCACACCACCGTTTGATTACGGGTACGTTGACCGATGAGGAAGAATCGCGCTATCAAGCAAAGCTTCGTAGCCTTGAGTCTATGCGCCACAAGTTCTGGCTTACTGATTCAATTGCGGCTGGAACTATCACAGGTATTGCTAACAAGATTCAGGCGTTGCAACCAGATATTGTATTTATTGACGGTGTGTACTTGATGACGGACGAACAGTCAGGTGAGCGCAACACTCCTATTGCCTTGACTAACATCACCCGTAGTCTTAAGCGTGTGGCACAGCAGTTCCAAGTACCCGTTGTTATGTCTACGCAGGCTCTGACGTGGAAGATGAAGAATGGAAGTGTTACTGCAGACTCTATTGGTTACTCCTCATCGTTCTTCCAAGACTCGGACGTACTGTACGGTCTACAGCGTGAAGATGAAAATGTAGACGATACCCGTTTGTTTAAGTTGATGGCTGGTCGTAATGTTAGCCCCATGGAAGTATCGCTATTGTGGGACTGGAACACAGGCGACTTCCGAGAGATAAGTGCTGACGACCTATGACAGTAGATGAGATGGAAAGAGTTCTTGACACTTTAGGTGTTGAGTACGTCAGCGCGTATGGCGATGAGATTCGGGGGTACTGTCCCGCACACAAGGCACGGACAGGCAAGGATGACCGTAATCCGTCTTGGTACATTAATGCTGAGACTGGGGCACACATTTGTTTCTCTTGCCAGTTCAAGGGCAGTACTGTGTCTTTGGTATCTAACATCAAGGGCATTGACTTTGACGAGGCTCGCGAGTGGTTATCTGAGGGTGGCGAACTTACGGAATTGTTTGAGCGTGCTATCAGTAAACCTAAAGAAGCCTTTGAAGAAGTTATCTATATTTCCGAGGCATCGTTAGCCGCGTTTACTACACCGCCTGAGCACGCTCTAAGGGCTCGTGGGCTAACCGCAGAGGCTTGCGCTAAGTATGAGATACTTTGGGACAGGCGTAGGGAACTTTGGATTATTCCCCAGCGTGAACTAGGTACAGATAAATTGCTTGGTTGGCAAGAAAAGGGTTTTCATAGCCGTTACTTTAAGAACTACCCTGCTGGTATTAAAAAAAGCGAGTGTTTATTTGGGTATCAGCAGTACTCAAGTGGAGATATGATTGTAGTAGAGTCACCTTTAGACGTGATTCGCCTTGAATCTATTGGGGTTTCTGGCGCCGTGGCTGTATGTGGTTCTCAAGTATCTGACAAACAGTTAACGTTTATCAGAAATGCTGATAGAATAATTTTTGCTATGGATTCAGACCAGGCTGGAGTAGCGGCGTCCAACAAGATGTTAAAAGCTACTCAGTATTTGAACTTTGAAGCGTGGTTCTTTAACTACGACCATACAGACATGAAAGATGTTGGTGGCATGAGTCGGGCTGAAGTAATTTATGGTATAGAATCATCTAAGCACTCCGTACGGTATTTACTGTGGGGAGAGAGCGTAAGCTCTAACTAATTAATTAGGAGAAATATGGCATACCCAGTAAAAAACCCAAATGTCACATGTGCCTACGGAGTTCGTGGAAATCAATGGATGAGTGGATGGCACCAAGGCGTAGATTTTGGTGCACCTATTGGTACACCCGTCTATGCGGTTGCTGACGGTATTGTGACCTCTGTTGGTGCACAAGGTTCGTCCTTGGGCAAGTTCTCACCAACTATCAAACACAAGTTCCGTTTCAAAACCTACTACTGCACTTATGCACACGTTAAGAAGTCTTATGTTAAGGCTGGAGACAGTGTTAAGATAGGTCAGCATATTGCTGATGTTGGTGTTGAGGGCAACTCAGGCGGTCCACATCTACACTTTGAGGCTCAAGAGACCCCGTTCTGGCGTGTAGGTAAAGGCAAAAATCCTAAATGGATTTTTCGCTACAAGGGCAAGACCGCTAAGTAATGTTTACAGGTACGTTGCTTCCGTACCAAGTTGAAGCCGTAGGTCGTATGTGCGAGCAAAAGAAACTGCTTGTTGCATACGACCTCGGTCTAGGCAAGACGGTATTAACAATTGCGGCACTGGAGTCAATGAAACAAGACTTGACACCAGGGCTTATTATTTGCCTGTCCAGTTTAAAGTATCAGTGGGCTAATCAGATTGAAAAGTTTACCGATGGCACGTCACGGTCTTTAGTGATTGACGGCACGCCTAAGCAACGCCAAGCCCAGTACGCAGAAGCAATGGACTGGGAAATGTCTGGCGTTGATTACATCATTATGAATTACGAACAGGTAGTTAATGACTGGGAGTATGTAAAGAAACTTCCACGCGGTTTTGTTGTATTAGATGAGGCAACCGCTATCAAGTCTTTTAGGTCTAAGCGCTCTAAGCAAGTCAAGAAACTAGCAGACGCTCCTATTAAGTTTGCCCTTACTGGCACGCCAATTGAGAACGGCAAGCCAGAGGAACTTTATTCAATCATGCAGTTTGTAGACAACAAGGTGCTGGGTCGGTTTGATATTTTTGACCAGACATTTATTGTGCGTAACACTTGGGGTGGCGTAGACAGGTACCGTAACCTACCTACGTTGCATACCAAAATGAAAGAGACATCTGTACGCAAGTCTCAGAAAGACCTTGATGTTGCGCCGTACCTGCCTGACTCTATTCACAAAGACCCTTTACTTGTGCACCTTGACCGCAAGGCTGCAAAGTTATACAAGAAGATTGTTGACGATTTAATTTTTGATTTAGACAACGCTCAAGCTTTATTCGGCGGGTCGTTTGATGTCTTGGCTCATTACGGGTACCAAAGCCAATCAGGTAGCAGGGCAGATGAAGTACGCGGGGCTATCATGTCTAAAGTGCAAAGCCTTAAAATGCTGTGCTCGCACCCCGACCTGTTACGCATTAGTGCAGAGAAGTTTAAAGGTTTAAATGGTGAGGGTTCTCAGTATGCTTACGGTTTACTAGACGATGGGTTGTTAGACGGGGTTACTGCGTCCCCTAAACTTAACACTTTAATTGAGTACGTTAATGAGTTTTTAGATTTACGACCAGATAACAAGTGCGTTATTTTTGCTACTTACGTAGACATGGTGGACATTCTTCAAAACACTCTTGGGATTGACCGCTCTAAAATATACACAGGTAACTTAAACGCTAAGACTAAAGAGGAGAATAAAATTGCTTTCAATACCGACCCTAACATCCGTATCCTTATCAGCAGTGATGCTGGCGGTTATGGCGTGGACCTTCCTGCCGCTAATCTTTTGGTTAACTATGATTTACCTTGGTCGTCGGGACTTGCAGTTCAAAGAAACGGACGAATCAAACGAGCCTCATCAACATGGGAAACCATAGTAGTTCAAGACATCCTAGTTGCAGGCTCTATTGAGGTGCGCCAACACTCCGCGTTACAGCAGAAAAACTCTGTGGCTAATGCAGTTATTGACGGTGAAGGTATTAACGATAAGGGTGGGGTGGAACTTAATTTAGGTACACTTAGAGCCTTTATTTCCAACACTTCTGTCTAGGCATTGGACTATTTATTTACTTAATGGTAAACTAGAAGTAATGTTAGACAAAACCAAACGTCTGATTCCCGCTATTGCGCTTCTTGTAGGTTTACTTACATCGCTACCAGTAGCCCAGAATCAGGCTAACGCTAATGCGAAACATAAAATATGCGCGACGCAAGCCGCGTCTAGGTCGTACACTCGTGTACCTTATGCCTCACCCACCTACAACAAAAGATTAGCCCACGCAACTATGGCGGCTAGGTATGATTGGTGCGGTTCTCAATACAAGTGTCTAGAGACACTATGGAACCATGAAAGTGGTTGGCGAGTTAACGCTCATAACTCATCCTCAGGTGCTCACGGAATACCTCAGGCTCTTCCAGGAAATAAAATGGGTAAGGGTTGGTTGTCCAGTCCAGAGACTCAAATTAACTGGGGTCTACGGTATATCAAGAAACGGTATAACACTCCCTGCCAAGCACTTGGTTTCTGGAACAGCCATAACTGGTACTAGAAAGAAGTAATAATTTTATGGACAACAAATGGATATATAGACTTACACAAGAAGAAGAAGGTACTTGCGCTGAGGTAGGGTACTTGCGCCAGAAACCCTTCCTCGGAGACCAGTCTCGTAATAAGAACTACGCCGAGGGTGACATATGGGAGATGTGGCAACACGCTGTATGTGCGGCTTCTGAACTTGCCTTTGCTAGAATGATGGGCAACTTTGAATTTGTTCCTCACGTAAATAAATTTAAGTCCGAGTTAGATTTTCCTGAGTGGGGTGAGGTTCGTCACTCTAATAAGCAAGGGTTACGGTTTACAAAGTATGACGACCCAGAACTCAAGTACGTTCTAATGGGTGGTGGAATTACTATGGCTCGTGAACGGCGTGACCCGCAAGACGGTTACAAGACTCCGCCTTATGTGGCTTTAGGTTGGATGTACGGCAAGGATTGCATGGAAGACGAATGGCTATCTCCGTATAAAAATACCACGTGGTATGTTCCCAAGAATAAACTACGTAAGATGGACGACACCGAATACTTATAGGTTAGCCCCCTTAGCTCAGGGGATAGAGCAGCAAGTTTCTACCTTGCGTGTCGCTGGTTCGAATCCAGCAGGGGGTACTTTAGTGTGTTTTTGTCAGTACAGGTGTGTATACTATATGTATGCCTAACGCACCTAAGACACCTACCCGTACTATCAGGGTTGATGACGAACTTTGGCACGCCGTACAGGCGCAAGCCCAAATTGACGGAATCACCGTGACGAGTATAATCATTGATGGGTTACTGCGGTATCTTAAAGACTCTCGCAACCGTGACTTAACGGAACAATTTGACGCACAATCTGTAGTAGACTAAACTCTACACAGAAGGGGTACTAAATGGATATTAAAGAACTTACGGAGTACGTACGGCAGAACGCCGTACTTGCTGAGCGTATTGCAGAACTTAGCGCAATTCAATCAGACCTTAAGAACAACATCAGAGAAGGCGTTAAAGAACTTGGCGTTGAATCCGACAAGGGTCACATCGTTGTAGAACTTAACGACGAAGTTTCTGGTGTTAAAAACGTAATGCAACAAAAGAAAGTGTCAAAGAATCTTGACATGGATGTTGCAGAAGAACTACTAAAGTCTAAAGGTTTGTACGATAAGTGTGTTGAAATGGTTCCTCAGTTAAACGAGGACGAGATTATGAACGCTTATTGGGAAGAAAAGATTACTGAAGACGACATTGACGCAATGTTCCCCTCTAAAGTAGTCTGGGCGTTAGTAGTTAAGTAATGAGCGATGACCTCATTGACGAACTTTTTTCTGAGATAGACGAGTACTACCCAGGTAGTAAGCGTAAGCGCAGAGAAATAAAAGAGAAGCCTA